AATCAGGATTAGATTTAAAAACACTAAATAGCGATCTTATAACAACAGATAATACATTTATTGAGCATGATAACAATACTTTTAATTCACCTCATAACTATATTATTAGAGGTATCGAAGGTGATATTTTAGGTGGAGTACACTTTCAAGAAGGTGCTATTAAAGAAACAGGATTAAACGGAATCTTTATGGAAGACCTTATTGCAATATGCATAAACAGACTTGAAAATTTTCAGAATAGCGATTTTAGATGTCGTGAAAATGCTTGCGCTATAACTAAATTAGAAGAATCGTTGATGTGGTTAAGAAAAAGAACTAATAATAGACAAAAACGTGGAGTTCAAGGAACTTATGTTAAGTGATTGACAAATAATGAAATAGTGATAATATAAATTTATTCTTTTTCTTTTGGTTAAAATTATTGAATTATATTTTGTGTTTTTATCGGGAAATTAATGTGCGATTAAAAAATAACCACTGGTGATATTAGTCCAGTAGTTATTTTTTTAATCATTATTGGATATAATTTTTAAATTTTAGATACTAAAAATGATAAAAATATATTTAATAATATTATCTATCGAAATTTTAAAAGAAAATTCGAGAAATGTCAAATCAAAAACGCATCTCTCTGAAAATGCGTCTTTTATAATAAGCAAAAATAAGTTTATCTATTCCTGCTAAATATTTAATAAAATTAAGTATTTGTCAATAAAAAAAATAAGGCTAGCATAAGGGTAGAATGATTTTAACGTATGGTCATGCCAGCCTTTAAAGTATTTAACAGTTTTTTATGTTGCATCTCTGCATATAAAAAATATATAATTTCTACGCCGACATTACAACATTTGTCATATAAATTATATATTTAAAATAAAATTACTTTATATCAGAAAACATAAGTTGTAATTACAACTAAAGATACTCAGTTACATTAACATATTATGTTAATCGAGTCAACCTTTTTAGGCAAAAAAAATAAACCTAGCAAGTTGCTAGGCAATGGCTAGTTTTGGTTTGATTAGTCAAAAATAAAATTTAGATTGTTATTGCTAAAATAATAATTTATATTAGCAATAATGTCAATAATATAATAAGTCCAGTACTGGAATACCGGACTAGGTTCAGAAACTAAATTATTTTTGTTTAATCTTATAATAGCATAATAATTTATTAATAGTAATAATGTCAACACAACAAAAAGACCGAAAATAAACAGGAAAAACGGTCTCTTTGTTTGTCATAAAATTTTACAAATGATGATTACTATATTTAATTATATTTATATTATATATACTAGCAAGGTTTGTCAACTAATTATTAGGCTTACATATTTTAACTATGGTAAATATACCAGCTATTATAACCAAAATACCGGCAATAATTAAAGCTACATTTTCACTTTCGCCAGTTTTTGGCAAACTATTATTTCCATAAACTACATTGTTAGTCGGATTAACTGTCGAGTCTACACTTGGCTCAGTTGATGGTTCTATAGATTCACTTGGAGAATCTGACGGAGCAATAGACTCACTCGGAGAAGATGTTGACTGTGTTGGTTTTGGCGTGGGAATAGTCCAGTCACATCTCAAGTATAACCATTTTCCTTTTGTCCAAACTCTAGTTGTATTCGGTTTAAAAGGTCGCATACTCAAAAGTTTCTTGTAATCACTTGTTATGTCTCCATTTTTTATTCCTTCACTTGTCTTGGTTATTATATTTTTAATTATATCTTGTCTAAACTTCACTTCACAGCCTTTGTATTTTCCTTTTGTATATTTATAGCCAATTATATGTATTTCTTTAATTCCTAATTGTTCTGGTACTGCATTTTCGTGCTCTTGCAATACTGTTTTAGTTACATCAAATATGCAGGTTAATTTTTTAGTCAGGCTATTAAGTTCCCATGTAACCGTTATTGATTGTTCACCAGGTTCTTTGTTTAATTTATCTTAATGTTGACTTGCCAGATCGGGGTAAGCCTATTAATATAATTATATTTTTCATTTTCCCTCCAATATTGCATAAGGACTAATTTTTTTAATTACATTTCCAAAAGCATCTTCTATTTCCCGTTTGGCCTCTTCACAAATTATATAATTTTTACACGGAGACAAGTGTGTCTCATATCCTAAAAATCCAAACATACTCTTTTCTATGTTTGCTTTTCCTTTGTTTCTTAATTCACTAAGAATCCCATCTATTGAACTTGTATTCATATCATGCTCCTATATCCCTAAACTTTTTTGAGTTACGGTTCCGACAATTCCATTGACTTCTAATTTTTTAAGCTGCTGATATATTTTAACTGCATTTTCAGTCTTGGGTCCAAAATCACCATCTACATCAATTCTTAGGCTATTAAAATAATCATTTATTTTTTGCTGGATTACTTTAACTTGCTCGCCTTGGCTACCTCTTTTATATACAGTCATTGCATTATTTGATACTTGATTATATGCTATACCAAAGTATTCTAATATGCCTTTAGCAAGTGCAATACCTATATTTTCGATATTGTTAATTATCCATATTGCATCATCTATATTGTCGTGGTATGCAACCTCGACTAAACAAGCTGGTGCGTTAGTATAAGCGAGTTCATACATCGGTTGTCCGTTATACAGCTTATACCCTTCTTTTACTCCTCTATCACTTGTTGGAGTCATAGGAGATATTTTGTTATATATAATTCTCGCTAATTTCTCGCCATTGCCACCAAACTTATGACAATATACTTCACAACCACTACCACCACCAGCATTGCTATGTATAGCAAAGTGCATATTTGCCTCTTCTGCGTTACTGTCGGCAACAACTTGTTGTAATGTCATATTTGGTGTGTTTCTATATACTGTTACACCATGCCGTTTTAGTTCCTTTTCGGTTATATTAGCTATGGCATTCATTCGTTTTTCTTCTGTTCCATAATTGCCAGCACCTACATTGTTTTCTTGTGTTGATGGGCTTAAATATATTGATTTACTCATAATCTTTCACCCCTGTACTAGTTATTGTTATCCAATCATGAGGATTTATTATTGTTTCTTTTTGCGGATAATAAGGGATATATGGGACAAAATTATTTTTGCCTGTCTCTAATTCGGCAACCTTGTTAAATATCTCGTTTAATTGTTCTTTACTAGCATTATCTAAAAATTTAGTTATAAATTCCTTTTTTAATTTATCCATTTTAAACCTCGCTAAAATTTTTCTGAGTCTAAAGGGTTGTTCAAAATCCCTACAATAACCAATGCACTTAATATTGTATCTATAGTTATTTTCAATGAATCTTCTGTTATTCCTGTAGCTTTATATAAGCCTAAATGCCCGAAAATTGGCAATAATAAAGATGCTATAGATACCCATACCACCTTACTTTTTAGCCTATTTTGTATAGTGCTTTTATTGTTATTATCTGTACTGAACTTTATAGGCTGTATATCATTATATTTATTTATATATTTATCCATATGCCCTCACTTATTTGCTAAAAATAATATTATAGTAACTGCTATTCCTCCAAAACTAAATAAAGCAGTAACTAGCAAACCTATAAGCCATTTATCTATAGACTTAAATCCTGCATTCATTTTGCTAAACATTTCTTTTAAGTCAGCTTTTAGACCTTTTATATCATCTTTTATTCCGCTAATACTGCTTTTTTGTACTTCTAATTCAGTTTTAAGCTTCTCTACTTCTTTTCTTAGCGCTTCTATGATCTCTTTATTTATACATTTATGTTCCATATCTTTTATCCTTTATAATGCAGTTAATTTTTTTGCTATTAGCCAGCTACCAGCCTCAATTTTTGTATTATATACGGTAGCAGAGTTTTGTGACCATCTAAATGTTAATGTATTACCGCTAGCTCCAGTTTCTAACAATAATTTTTCATTTAAAACATACGCTGAACCTGTTGCACAACCACTTACTATTTCCGCGTTGTACGTAGTAGAAGCATTGGCAAATGTATCGTTTAGATTATCTGTTGCACTGCTCCACCCACTAGAACGAACAGTTCTTTTATGTACCGTTACCCCTGCTCCCTTAGTCCAAACTGATTTAAAGTCGGCTGTTGCTTCTGTTATAACACCAGCGTTTACCTCTATCTCGTAGATGCAATTAGCATCTAATGTAATGTTGAAGTCATTGTCATCTTGAACGGATGCACTATTATTTACTGTTTCATCACTCGCTTTTTTAATATATGTTATATTGCTAGACAAATATTGATCAAGCTCATATAATTTGTCCGTTATATTCTGTAATTTTGTAGCATTTATTACTTCGCCATTTGTCCAAGATGGATTCGAATAATCACCAATAGACATTTATACCACCTCTTGTTTATCTATCTGATCTTTTTTATCCTTTACCAAAACAGCTGTAAATACGTTTAATCCCTCACTTGTTACAGCTTTTTCATTTAGACTGTAATCATATTTCCCATCAATTTTCATTTTCTTGTCTTTGGCTATATTAAGTATATAATCAGGGTTTAGAGTTGGATAATCTATTGTTAATACTATTTTGCCATTATCTTTTATCTTGTCTCTAAATAAATCCATGCATTTAAGTATTTCTTGCTCTTGCATATGCTCTAATACAGATATGCAAAATACTTTGTCGATAGGATAATCAATTTTTAGTTTATCTAAGTCGGTTAAATTGCCATGTATAAACTTCATATTCATTTTTGCAAGTAAATAATTTACTCTAATGTCGCTGTCTACCGCATATACATACTTGCATTTTTCGGATGCATAGTATTTAAAAGGATGCTCTATACCACATCCAGCATCAATTATAATATCGTTTTTATTAAGCTGTTCTAATGCCCAGGCATACTCATGAGGTCTTGACCACCACGACTTTGGTATTTGCTTTTCATCATTTAGCTTTAAATCTGTATTTAATAAAAATTTGTTATTCATAAATTCACTCCTATCTAGTTTTCGTACTTCTGTTAAAACTGTCATATCTGGTTATCTGTATTTCTTCATCTATAGACGATTTATCCCATACCCAACCTATTGTAGAAACTAAAATTCCTGTTGTTGCTGTTGCTGTTGCTGTGCTTCCTGCATATATCCCAATTTCTTTAATCAAAAACTTTGCTTCTGTAGATTGTATATTAAATACATTTTTCACTTCACCTGTACTACTAATAGTCGAACTTGCTCTATATGTGCGAAATGATTCACTTCCAAGGCTTGTTGCTNTGTTAGATGTACTTGCTGTCTGAGTTCCCAAAGCAAGATATTTTACAACACAATCATTAGTACCATCATATAATGCATAAGCCATTTGGTTTAAGGCTGTATCTAAGATTCTATTATANATAATGTCCTCTTTTATTACCTTTCCAGTTTTAGCATTTTTAACTTGTATTAAATATTTACCTTCCCAATTCTTATCTTCTTTCATGTTTATACCTCATACATCATATTCGATTTGGTCGTAAAAGACAGTTCCAAGCGTATCTCCTACCTCCATTGTTCCGACAAGCGAAGGCAAAGCAATTGTTATACCATACTCATTACATACATCTATAAACTCAGCTTGTTGTTGTAGCTTAATTAATAATACATCTTGATTTATAAGCATATCGTTTGATTTTTTCTGGATATTCCTAAAGAATTCCGTCCAATTACCTAAGCTTTCCCCGTTTAACACATTGTATTCATAATAAAAATACTTGCTATCATAGGTTATATTTCTTGACTCGATAAAGTAAAGATCATCGTCTAATATTTCAGGATAATTGATATTAACCAATTCCCCAACATGTCTATAACAGTTAGTCCTAACTGTTATTTTTTCTGGCATGTTTCTGTATTTATACAATAACCCATTTGCATAATTTACAGCTTCTTCTCTTTCTTCGATTGCCGCAACTTCGGTTATCTTAGTAAAAATACCACTCGAATTATACATATTTGCTTTAGTAGAATCTTGACCGTCTGTATTGTCAGCTTGTATAAGTATTTTTATAAGACCTTGATATGTCATAGAAATTGTTTGAGCACTTGTCAAAGTAGTTGCCATAGAACTCTGGTTGATTTGCTGACTTCCTTTGCTCCAATAATACCACTTATCTTCATCCACTCCGTCAATGCCCACACTTGCACTAGATACAGTTACATTGTCTACCAATATCGTTGGTACTTTTGCAACTGGATATCTTGCGAAAAACGCCTTAGAATTTCCGTCTGGTTTTGGTGTTAATATTTCTCTTGTTTGTGTATCTGTTGTATCATATCCAGCCTTAAGATATTGCCTATTCCTGTAATCTTCAAGGGTTTTACTTACTTCTATGTCATATATATTTTCTTTATTGATATCTAGGCAAGTGTCATTTTCTCGAGGAAAAATATGCAAAACTGTATCTGTTATATGTTGCCACCTAGTTATATTTATTATCCAGTTATTAGCAGTCTCATCACATAAGTAATTTAGCACATCACTAAAACTTATATAATCAAAAACAGCTTTTATAATAGGCTCTCCACCAGGTTGACAGCTATAATAATCTATATATTCATCATTATAGGAATATAAGTACTTATAACCTAAATCTGCTATTATATCGTGCAATGTTTCATTTTCGTAAACTTCGCTAACGATTATATTGTCAAGCACTGTACTAAAATCAATACAGCTGATAGATGCAATTAAATCACCGCCTATACTATAAGCCCTTATATTTATATCTGTTATAATTCCAACAAATAAATTAATATAGTTATCCGCTGTAGTTTCATCGACTATCTTAACGAAATTACCGATCTCATACTGGTTTTTAGATGTAGTTATAATGCTAAAATTGCATGTAGACTTATTTTTTACGCTTTCATTTATATTTATTCCATTTAAAACAGACTTTTCGACTGGACTTGAATCACTTTCTGTCTTAATATATACTTTTAAAACTTGTTGAGTGCCTTTTGGCACGTCTACTATTGCCATTTTAATACCCCGATTGAGTTTTTATCATTTTAGTCATATATGGTGCTACAACTTCGGTTATCTTTCTGCCATCTAGGTAGATCGGTATTGTTATATCTGAATTAGAAGCAATTNCAGGACTAACAGCCACATTGTTAACGACTCCTTGTGTAACATTGCTTACTATGTCGTTTATTTTACCTTTTTGTGCTTCTATACCTGACATTAATTGTTCCATCAATGTTTGTCCAGTTTCAGGAAAATCTTTTAAAGGCCCTTCTTTTGCTGGACTAAAAGGAAAAAATTTTCTTATTGCACCAGCTACATCACCAGCTACGCTTTTTACTTTGCCCAACATTGCATTAATTCCGTCAATNACTTGTTGCATTAANGTTTTACCNGCATTATATAATGATCTGCCAATATTACTAATTCCGTCAAAAATACTATTAGCAATACTCGAAGCGGCACTTGCGGCATTGCCTATAAAATTTCTTATTGTATTTACAAAATTACTGAATGCATTATAAGCAATACTTCCAATCGTATATAATACATTTGCTACACCATTAATAAATCCACGTATAATATTTACACCAGTATTCCAAAGATTCTTGAACCATGTAAATATAGCGTTTACCATGTCTGGTATAATGCTATGTCCGACAAGAGTATCATATAAACCTGTGAAAAATCCGACTATCCCATCAATGAAACCTTTTACAAAGCCATAAATTGCTTTAAATGCATTAACAAAAACACCTTTTACATTTTCCCATAGTGTTTTAAGTGAAGTTAAAATCATATCGCCATCTAATGTAAAAATTCCAACTATTATTCCTAATGCACTAGTTACTATACCCACAAGATTCATTATTACGGCTATTAATGGAGNAATAGCATTTACAACAGCATTAATTACACTTATTACAATACCCAAAGCAACAACGACAACGCCAGCAATAACAATTCCAACCAATTTAAAGATGCTTAATAACGGTTCTAAATTTTTCTTTAGATTATTAAAAGCCTCAATGATAGGTGTAAAGTCAATCGACGTAAATGACTTNACTAAAATATCTATAGCTGGTTTAATTATTTTCCATATTTCGTCTTTGAATTCAACTATTGCATAAATAAGACCACCAATTACAGCAATTACAGCTAAAACAGGTAATATTACAGTTGTCAAAGCTGTGACAATTGCAGACCCGACGGTCATAAATGCACTTGCTATTCCAGATAATACACCACCTATTGACAAGCCTGAAATAAAAGTACCTATTGAAGCGAAAAACTCAGTAATTGCAAAAGCGAAACCTCCAATTGAAGCAACAATAGAATCAATGATACCGATTAGAGAAAAGCCTTTGATCAGTCCAATAACAGTAGTAAAAAATCCAGTTATGCCAGCGCCTAAAGTTGAAAACCATCCAGCCAATGTAGAAATAATACCTAATCCACCAACCCAAGCAACAACGCTACCAATAGCCGCTCCTACAGCTTCAAAGGCAGGGATTAGAGTTCCCACTATTCCGATAATTGGTAACATAATAGTTGCTAAACCACCAATTGCCGCTATAGCTGTAATAA